ATGGCGAACCCCACGGCCCCGTGGGAGGAGATCGCGCTGGCGTACGCCGATGCGTCCTCCTCCCTCGACGACATCGCCGGACGGTTCGGTTTGACGCGCTCCGGCTTGTGCGCGGCGGCGCGGCGCCTGCGCTGGCCGGCGCGTAGCAAAGGCGCCGGACGCACGGGGACAAGGGACGGCGCGTCACTTGCCGTTGGGGTCACGGCCGCAAGGAGCAAGTCCGGTGCGAAAGAAAAGAGGCCGTCCAAATCGGCGGCCGTGCGGCCGAAGGATCTCGTGCGCCGCATTTACAACACGATCGACAAGGAGCTGACCAAGCTCGAGCGCCAGAAGGGGGCTTCGAGCCAGGACCGCGAGCGCGCTTCGCGCGCGCTCTCGCAGATGGTGAGCAGTCTGGAGAAAGCCGTGGAGATGCAACGCGAACTTACAAAGCACCAGACCACAACCGCAACCGGCCGTGACAAGGAGGCGCTGAAGCATGCGGAAGAGTTGCGCCGCGAGATTGCGGACCGCCTTGAGCGCCTCCATCGCAAGCGGGCAACTGGAAAATGATCTGGCGGAGCTGAGCGCGGCGGAACTCGAGTTCGTGCGCTACGATTGGGAACTGTGGGCGCGCGAGGAACAGCTTGCGCCTCTCTATGTTGCGCTTGGCGACTCGCGTTCCGCGAGCCGGCCGCCAAGCGCAGCGCCTTCCGGCCGGCTCTGCGAAGCGGTGTCGGAAGGCGCTCATTCGGATGTGTCCGGCGACACTCCTTCATCGCGCCTGCCGCCGTCCAGCGCGCCTTCCGGCCGGCTCCGCGAAGCGGTGTCGGAAGGCGCAAAGAATAGAGCTTGGCGTATTTGGATGCTTCTTGGCGGGCGCGGGTCGGGCAAGACCCGCGCAGGCGCCGAGTGGGTGCGCGCGCAAGCGTGCGATCCGCAGCGCGGGCCTGAGGCGCGCATCGCACTCGTCGGCAAGACCATCGGCGAGGTGCGCAGCGTGATGGTGGAGGGCGTGTCGGGTCTCTTGGCCATCCACCCCGCGCACGAGCGCCCGGCGCTGGAGATCTCCAGGAAGCAACTGACATGGCCGAGCGGCGCGATCGCGCAGATGTTTGCCGCCGATGAAGCGGAATGCCTGCGCGGACCGCAATTCACGCACGCCTGGTGCGACGAGTTGGCAAAGTGGTATCGCGGCGAGCGTGCGTGGGACATGCTGCAATTTGCCTTGCGGCTTGGCGAGAGGCCGCAGGCGGTGGTGACGACGACACCCAGGCCGCTGCGCTTTTTGAAGAAGATCATGCAGGACCCGGCGACAGTCACGGTGAAGCTTTCGACAGCCGACAACGCCGATAACCTCGCGCCAGCCTTCCTTGCGGAGATGAACCGCCGGTACGCAGGCTCGGCGCTGGGCCGCCAGGAGCTGCTCGGCGACATCGTCGAGGATGCGGAGCATGCCCTGTGGCGGCGGCACTGGATCGAGGAGATGCGCACGGCGCACGCACCTGAGATGGCGCGCGTGGTCGTGGCGCTCGACCCGCCCGTGACGTCCACGCGCGCCTCCGATGCCTGCGGGATCGTGGTCGCCGGATTGGGCCAGGACAAGCGCGCCTACGTGCTGGCCGATCGCTCGCTGCAAGGACGCGAGCCCAGCGTATGGGCCAAGGCCGCCATCGCCGCCTACGATGAATTCGGTGCAGATGCCCTCGTTGCGGAAGTGAACCAGGGCGGCGACCTCGTCGTCGGCGTGCTGCAGCAGTTCCGCGCGGGCGTGCCCGTGCGCAAGGTTCATGCGACGCGCGGCAAGTACCTGCGCGCCGAGCCCGTCGCTGCGCTCTATGCGGAGGGGCGCGTCGTGCATGTGGGACGCTTCGAGCGGCTCGAAGATCAGATGTGCGCGTTCGGGCCCGACGGCAAAGTCGATGGCCGCAGCCCCGATCGCGTCGATGCGCTCGTGTGGGCGCTGACCGAACTGATGCTGTCTGAGGGCGCAAGTCCGCGGATGCGGATGTTGTGACGCTTCCCCCGGCGGCGAGTGAGAACGAACCCAAAAGGATAACGCGAATGACGCTCGTACCGGCAGTGCTGCGGCGCTGGCTCTCTTCTCGCGCGCCTTCCGAAACAGGATCGGCGCACCGGCGGGCGGGCGCCTCTTTTGTTGTGCCTGGCGACTCTCCTTTGTCGAGCCGGCCGCCAGGCACGGAACAGAAAGCCTCGCGCGCGAATGGGCTGATTGCCATCGAGTCCCTGGGTGAGCCGGTGTGGAGCCCGCGCGACTATGGCGCCTTCGCGCGTGAAGGCTTCATGCAGAACGCCATCGTCTATCGCTGCGTGCGCATGATTTCAGAAGCCGCCGCATCCATTCCGCTGCTGCTCTATCGCGGCACGCAGGAGATCGAAAGCCATCGGCTGCTCGAACTCATGCGCTGCCCGAGTTACGACCACACAGGCACTGATTTTCTCGAAAGCTGGTACGGCTTCCTGCTCGTCGCGGGCAACGCCTACGTGGAGGCCGTGGCGGTCGCGGGAGACGTCCGTGAACTGCACATCCTGCGGCCCGACCGCATGAAGGTGATTCCGGGCCCCGATGGCTGGCCTGAAGGGTACGAGTATTGCGTCAACGGACAAAGCGTGCGCTTTGCCGACGAGGTGCTGCCGGGCATGCGCCCCATTCTGCACACCCGGCTGTTTCATCCCGTCAACGACCACTATGGCATGAGCCCGATCGAGGCGGCGGCGACCGCCATCGACATCCACAACGAAGCGTCGAAATGGAACAAGGCGCTGCTCGACAACTCCGCGCGCCCCTCGGGCGCCCTCGTCTATGCGGCATCGAACGGGCACATGACGGCCGAGCAGTTCGAGCGATTGAAGAGCGAGCTGGAAAATTCCTACCAGGGCGCGATGCATGCGGGCCGTCCGCTGCTGCTGGAAGGCGGGCTCGACTGGAAGCCGCTGTCGCTGAGCCCGCGGGACATGGACTTCATCGCAGCCAAGAACAACGCCGCGCGCGAGATCGCTCTTTCGCTGGGTGTGCCGCCGATGCTGCTCGGCATTCCCGGCGACAACACGTATTCGAACTACGCGGAGGCGCAGCGCGCGTTCTGGCGCCAGACGGTGTTGCCGCTGGTCAACCGCATGGCCCGCGCGTTTTCACTTTGGTTGGCGCCAAGCGACCGGCTCCCCGCAGCGGAGTCGCTTGGCGCGGAACTGCTGGCGCATTCGAGTGCAGGCGATAGCGGACTCCAATTCAAGCCGGATCTCGACCAGGTTGAGGCGCTGAACCCCGAGCGCGATGCGCTGTGGGCGCGCCTGGAGGGCGTGTCGTTCCTGACCGATGACGAGAAGCGTATCGCTGCAGGGTACGAGGCGCTGGGCGGAGAGGGAACCGAGAAACGCCACCCTTCTAAGTTGCGCCTTCCGGCGCCTCTTCGCGGAGCCGGAAGGAAGGCGCGAAGTATAAAGCGGTTCTAGCACCGCTTCCGGCCATCGCTAGGTACGCAAACGACAATATAGAACGGAGCGAACATGGGTGCGCGACCGCTATTTCTCATGCCCGCATGCGCGGATGTGAGCGAGCCACGGCGTCTTGAGACCAAGGCCGTGTTCGAGGATGGCACCTTCGAAGGCTACGCCAGTCTCTTCGATGCGGAGGACATGGGCCGCGACGTGGTGATGCGCGGCGCGTTCGCCGAGAGCCTGCGCGCGAAAGGCGCCGCCGGAATCAAGATGCTGTTCCAGCATGATCCGGCAGAGCCTATCGGGGTGTGGGAAGAGATCCGTGAAGACGCCAAGGGCCTCTACGTGCGCGGGCGCCTGATGACGGCGGTGGCAAAAGCGCGCGAAGTGTTGAGCCTAATGCGCGTGGGCGCGCTCGATGGCCTTTCCATCGGCTTCAAGGCGCAGCGCACGCAACGCGACGCCAGGAACGGCGTGCGCCGCATTCTGAAGCTCGATCTTTGGGAGATCTCGGTCGTGACGTTTCCCATGCTGCCGCAGGCCCGTGTCTCGGCCGTGAAGATGCCGCCGCTTCGCGAGAGCGTACCGACGGAACGCGCCTTCGAGCGCTGGCTTACGCAGGAAGCCGGGCTGACGCGCAGCGAGGCGCGCGCATTGATGCGCGATGGTCTTGGCGGGCTGAAGGCGCTGCGCTCCGGCCAGATGCTGGCGGGCGAGGATGCCGCAATAGCTGCGCGCCTGCGCCAGGCCTCTGCGAGCTTGTACGCGGTCACGTGACGCCCTCCGGTTCATTCCGTTGAAATAGCATCGCCCAGCAAGCGCCGGGTGTTTTCGTTTCAGGTCCTCGAAGGTGCTCGGCTTAAGGCAATAGCGCATCGCTCTGCAGGCAGGGAGCGGCAAGGCAATCATGAGACCGGATGTGATGGTGCTCGTGCGCAAAGCGCGGGCCGGTTGGCGGCACGCACAGTGCGGGGTCGCCTACGTGCGCGTGCTGATGGCGGCACAGCGCTACGCGGACGCCTTGCGGCGCGAGGATAAGTATCGGCCCGATCAGCCGCGCGTGCCCGCCGGCCATCCTGATGGTGGGCAGTGGACCGATGCAGGTGGTGAGCAAAGGATCGCTCAAGCTGCGAATGCTGTTCGTCCTGCTAAACATCCTGAAAGCAATGATATCGTGGAGGTGCAGGCGAGGCGCCCTCGGCGCGATGTGCGAGTCGGAGGGCGAACATATCAGGTTGCGAGCCCTGAACAGGAAACGAGACTGACACCAGCGGCGGAACGTGCGCAACTTGCCCTCAATCGCGTGCGTGCGCTCGATCAAGCGTGGTCACCAGCGCCTCAACTCGGTGATCCGCAGACCGCGGAAGGGGCGATAGGCGCCTTCAGGGCTTTGGCTCAGCAGGCAGAGGCGCGCGCAACACTGTTGGAGCGCGGAGGCGTGCCCCTCGACAAGCCGTCGAGACGGCAGCCGAGGTCAATACCAATTCGCGAGGCGCGCTCAAGCGGGATGCTGGGCGATCTCGCGGGGCGAAGCGTAAAGCATGCCAAGCCTGACGAAGAAGGACGCAGCGGGATGCGCGTCTTGACTTGAAGTGATCCGCCGAGTCGCTGAGCGCACGCGGCGGCGCGAAACGAAAAAACTGAAACAAGGACAATTCGACATGGACACGACCTCCCTTGAGATCAAGGGCGTGGGCGGGCAAACCGCGCGCGCCTTCGAAGAATTCATGGAGGCCTTCGAGGCCTTCAAGGAAACCAACGACGCACGGCTCGCCGAGATCGAGCAGCGCGGCGCAGGCGACGCCGTGCGCGAAGAGAAGCTCGCGCGCATCGAGGCGACGCTCGATACGCTTTCGCGCAGGGCGCTGCGCCCGCAGCTCGGCGCAGCCGCCCCGCAGCTCGCCGATCTTGCGCACAAATCGGCCTTCGACGCCTACGTGCGCAAGGGCGATGCCGCGCGGCTCGTCAAGCTTGAGGAGAAGGCGCTCTCCGCCGGCTCAGGGCAGGATGGCGGCTACCTCGTTCCGGCCGAAACCGAGGCAACCGTAAACCGCCTCTTGAAGGCGGTCTCGCCCGTGCGGTCGATCGCCGGCATCCGTACGGTCTCGGGCTCGGTCTACAAGCGGCCGTTTGCGACGACGGGGGCGGATTCGGGCTGGGTGGCGGAGACGGCAGCCCGGCCGCAGACGGCCACGCCGGTGCTCGCGGAGCTCTCCTTTCCAACCATGGAGCTTTACGCAATGCCCGCTGCGAGTTCCTCGCTGCTGGACGATGCCATCGTAAACATTGACGAGTGGCTGGCGGAGGAAGTGCGCATCGCATTCGCCGACCAGGAAGGCAAGGCCTTCGTTACGGGCGACGGCGTCAACAAGCCCAAAGGCTTCCTCACCTACACGAGCGTGGACAATGCGTCGTGGTCATGGGGTAACCTCGGCTACGTGGCGACCGGCGTCTCCGGCGCGTTCCCCGCGTCTGATGCCGGCGACAAGCTGCTCGATCTCATCTACGCGGCCAAGGCGGCCTATCGGGCCAATGCGCACTTTGTGATGAACCGCTCGACGCAGGCGGCTATCCGCAAAATGAAGGATGGCCAGGGCAACTACCTCTGGCAGCCTTCCAACGGTCCTGGAGAGCTGCCCTCGCTGATGGGTTACGGCGTGGTCGAATGCGAGGATATGCCCGATATCGCGGCCAACTCGCTGTCGATCGCGTTCGGTGACTTCTCGCGCGGCTACCTCGTCGTCGACCGCGCTGGCATTCGCGTGCTGCGCGATCCGTTCTCCGCCAAGCCTTACGTGCTGTTCTATACGACCAAGCGCGTTGGCGGCGGCGTCCAGGACTTCGACGCGATCAAGCTGATGAAGTTCTCCGCCTCGTGACGGCATATCGGACGGGGTTGCCCATGCCGGGCATGCCGCCCGCCGCGGTTGCTTGAAAGATCACTTTCCTCGCGGGCTCTCCTCCCGCCCGCGGGGCACCTCGGCAGCGGGGCCGCTCACGCTTGCGGCCCCGCTGCCGTTTTTGCCGCCCGTTTTGACCTGGCGCACATCATCAAAGGATACAGCGATGGCTCTCGTAATGACGAGCGCGCCTCCCTCCGAACCGATCACGGTCGAGGCGGCGAAGGCTCACCTGCGTGTGGACGGCACAGCTGAGGACGTTCTGATCGGCAGCCTCATCTTGACATCCAGGCTACACATCGAGGCCGCCCTCTCGCTAGCCTTGATCGACCAGGGCTGGATACTCCGGCTCGACCGCTGGCCACGGAGCAACGAAATCGAAATCCCGCTGTCGCCGCTCAAGTCGGTCACCAGCGTGCGCGTGAAGACAGGGTCGGAAGGTTGGATCGCCGTGCCCCAGACGAGTTATCTCATCGACCTGGTTTCAAAGCCGCCGCGTCTCGTCTGGAATGCGGCCACGCGACCCGATCCCGGCGTTCAAGCAGCGGGGATCGAGATTGCGTTCGATGCCGGCTTTGGCCCCACGTGCGCCCATGTGCCGGCGCCCATAAGGCATGCGCTCTTGCTGTTGATCGCGCATTGGTACGAGCACCGCGAGGCCATCGAGGTCGGCTCGGATGCAACGCGCATTCCCGATGCAGTCTGTGATCTCATCGCGCCGTTCCGGAAGATTCGCCTATGAGCTCGCAAATCGAAATCGGCGATCTGCGCCACCGCGTCAGGATCGAACGAGCCGTGCGCCTGCCGGATGGCGGGGGCGGCTGGGTCATGAGCTGGACGCATGTTGCGGACGTGTGGGCTGCAATCTGGCCCCGTAGCACGGGCGAGGATCTGACGCTCGATCGTGTCGCTGGCCGCGCCACGCACGAAGTCTGGATGCGCCACCGCGAAGGCATCGTCCCAGAAATGCGGCTGCGACTTGGCACGCGCACTTTCGACGTTCGCGGCGTTCTGGATGTCGAGGAACGCGGCCGCTGGCTGAAGTGCATCGTGGAAGAGCGGGATCTTTGACGGCCGCTTTCTTTACAATCCACCACGGAGGTCATGCGATGCCGAATGCCGGATTTGCTCTTCAACAAGCGCTTCATGCCGCTTTGACGAGCGATGCAAACGTGTTGGCCGCGCTTGGCGGTTCGCGGATCTATGATGACGTGCCGGAGCGGGCGCAGTTTCCCTATGTCACGATCGGCCAGACGACAGAACGGGATTGGTCGACAGGAAGCGACGAGGGCAGTGAGCACACGGTCACGTTGCACGTCTGGTCGCGGGGGGCCGGACGCAAGGAGGCGAATGCGATAATGGCTGCCGCGTGCGCCGCGCTGCACGACGCGCCGCTTGCGCTCGAGGGTCATCGCCTCATCAACCTTCGCCATGAGTTCTCGGACGCACGCCGCGACCCTGACGGCGAGACGTTCCATGGGACCGCGCGCTTTCGCGCTATCACCGAGCCGCTTTGAGCGTCCGCCTGGCCAGCGGCATTCATTGTTTAACCCCTCGCGCGCGCAAGCTCGCGGGGGGTGTTGGTTTCCTCACGCGTAACGGAAAGGACCCGACATGGCAGCACAGAAAGGCAAGGACCTTCTCTTGAAGGTCGACAGCACAGGGGCGGGAGCATTTGCGACCGTCGCGGGGTTGCGCTCGCGCAGCATCGCGTTCAACGCCGAGAGCGTCGAGATTACTCACGCGGAAAGCGCAGGCCAGTGGCGCGAACTCCTGGCGGGCGGCGGCGTCAAGTCGGCACGCGTGATCGGCTCGGGCGTCTTCAAAGATGCAGGCTCGGATGCCCTGATCCGTTCATACGTGTTCAACGGCACGATCCGGAACTGGCAGGTCGTGGCGCCCGATTTCGGGATCATCGAAGGCCCGTTCCATATCGCGTCCTTCGAGCTGTCGGGCCGCCACGACAACGAAGTGGCCTTCGACGTGGCGCTGGAAAGCGCGGGCGAGCTGGTCTTCACGGCGATCTAGCAGCAAGGCACAGATTATCGAGGACTGCGGTCATGGCCAACAAGCATCGCGGCGAAGTCGAGGCTGTTCTCGATGGCGCCAAGCACCGACTCGTCTTGACGCTCAATGCGCTTGCCGAACTGGAAGCAGCTTTCGGCGAGGAGGATATGGTGGCGCTGGCGGGGCGCTTCGACAGTGGGCGGCTGAAGGCGGCCGATTGCGTACGCATTATTGGGGCAGGCCTGCGCGGCGCGGGGTACGCGATCAGCGACACCGAGGCCGGCAACATGCAGGCGGATGGCGGCGCGGCCGGATTCGTGTCGATCGTCGCAAAGCTGCTGGCGGCAACATTCGCCGGCGATTGCGGTGCCTCGGCGGCGCCGGCGGGGAGTTCGCCAGGCGCGCAGGGACAGCAGCCCGGCCCTTTCCCTGGGACGGCGTGATGGCATTGGGGCTGGGCGTGCTGGGTCTGTCGCCGGATGCGTTCTGGGCCATCACGCCGCGCGAACTCGATGCGCTGCTGCGAGGCCGTTTCGGCGCGGGCATGAGCGGCCAAGCGCTATCGCGCCATGAGCTTGGGAGCCTGATGCAGCAATTTCCAGATTGAGGAGAATGAGGGATGAGCGGATCCGATACGACGGATATCGGCGGCATGGCGGGCAGCATGGATGCGGTGGCGGTGTCGACCGCACTGGCGGCAGACCAGACGCGCGCCTTGCGCCTGGAAATCGATGCGGCGGACCGGGCCGGCCGGCGCTTTGCGAGTTCGCTGCTTGGAGCATTCGAGGGGTTGGCCTTCAAGGGCAAGAGCCTGGGCGATACTTTCAAGTCGCTGGCGCTGAGCCTGTCGCATCTGGTGCTGAAGGCGGCCTTCGCGCCCATTCAGGCCGGGATCGGATCCTTGGTCTCCGGCGCATTGAAGGGAGGACTGGGTTTTGCCAAGGGCGGAACGTTCCAGCGCGGGGGCGTCGTACCGTTTGCATCGGGCGGGGTGATCTCGAGTCCGATCGCATTTCCGCTGGCAGGCGGCTTGACGGGGCTTGCGGGGGAACGCGGCGCGGAGGCCATCCTGCCGCTTGCGCGCGGGCGAGACGGCAGGCTGGGCGTCGCCGCCTCAGGCACAAGCGGGCCGCCCATCACCATCAACATCTCGACACCGGACGTCGAAGGATTCCGCAAATCGGAAACGCAGGTTGCAGCGATGATCGCGCGCGCAGCCGCGCTCGGCCGGCGCAATCTGTAAGGCGGCCTGCCGGCCAAACATCACAAGAGCGGATCGTACGCCAACACAAGCAGGTCAGTGATGAGTTTTCACGAAGTTCGCTTTCCCACCGCGATCTCGCGCAACGCGCACGGCGGGCCGGAGCGGCGCACCGATATCGTGGTGCTCGGTTCGGGCCACGAAGAGCGAAACAGCCGCTGGGCCGACAGTCGCCGCAGCTATAACGCGGGCTATGGCGTCAAGTCGGCGGACGATCTGCATGCGGTGATCTCTTTTTTTGAAGAACGGCGCGGCAGGTTGCACGGATTTCGCTGGCGCGATCATGCGGATTGCAAGTCGTGCGCACCCCAAGGCGAGCCGACGGCGTTCGATCAGGTGATCGGCACGGGGGATGGCGCCGCCACGGCGTTCCAGCTCGTGAAGCAGTACGGCGCAGACTTCGCGCCCTATGCGCGCGCGATCAAGAAACCGGTGCAGGGTAGCGTCGCCGTCGGCGTCGGCGGCGTGATCAAAACCGAGGGGGTGGATTATTCGATCGACCCCACGACCGGGATCGTGACGTTCGTTGCGGGCTCTGTCCCGACAACAGGTCAGACGGTGACGGCCGGCTTCGTGTTCGATGTCCCGGCGCGTTTCGATACCGATAAGCTGGAGATCAATCTGTCGGGTTTTGCCTCCGGCGCCATACCCAACATCCCGATCGTGGAGGTGCGGCTGTGAAGGATTTGAGCCCCGGACTGCAAGCCCATCTGGACAGCGGCGCGACGACGCTGTGCTGGTGCTGGCGGTTGACGCGCAAAGATGGCGTGGTGCAGGGCTTCACCGATCACGACCGGGCTCTCAGCTTCGACGGTACAGTATTCGAAGCCTCCAGCGGCTTCACCGCCAGCGAAATAACCGATGCGCTCGGGCTGTCGGTCGACAATCTAGAGGTCTCCGGCGCTCTCAGTTCGTCGGCGCTGGGCGAGGACGAACTGGCCGCGGGACGCTATGACGACGCGCGCGTCGAGATTTTCCGCGTCAACTGGCTGGATCCCGGCGAGCGCGTGGTCATGCGCACGGGCAGCCTGGGCGAAGTACGGCGGTCTGGTGCAAGTTTTACGGCCGAAGTGCGTGGCCTGGCGCACTACCTGCAGCAGCCCAAGGGCAGGCTTTATCAATACACGTGCGATGCCGATCTCGGCGATGGGCGCTGCAAGATCGACCTTGATGCGCCGGCCTACAAGGCCACGGCGGCGATCAGCGCGGTGCTCTCGGCACGAAAGTTCCAGATGACGGGACTGGACGAGTTTGCCAGTGCATTTTTTACGTGCGGTCTTGCCACTTTCGACAATGGCCCCTGCGAGGGATTCAAAATCGAGATCAAGAGCCACGTCAAGAATGCTGGCCTGGTCACGATCGAATTGTGGAGCGAGGCGGCGGGCCCGCCGCTGGCCGGGGATCGGATCATCGTGACGGCCGGCTGCGACAAACGCATTCAAACCTGTGCGGCGCGTTTTTCCAATGCAGTCAATTTCCGGGGTTTCCCCGATATGCCGGGTAACGACTATGTCACGAGTGTCGCAAGCAGACGGACGAGGGCGTGATGGATACGGAAATTCGCGCGCGCGTCGTTGCGGCCGCACGGGAGTGGGCCGGCACGCCCTATCATCACCAGGCGAGCCTCAAGCATGTCGGCGCCGATTGCCTCGGCCTGGTGCGCGCCGTGTGGCGCGAGATCTACGGCCAGGATGCCGAGGCGCCGCCGCCTTATTCGCCTGACTGGGCCGAGACCAGCCAGGTTGAAACGATGCTGGAAGCCGCAAAGCGGCATCTTTGCGAAATCGCGATCGAGGATCGCGCGGCCGGGGACGTGGCGATTTTCCGTCTCAAGCAAGGAACCGTTGCAAAGCATGCAGCAATCCTGACGGGCGCCAACACGATGATTCACGCGATGGAGGGCGTGCCGGTGGCCGAAGTGGCGCTGTCGGCGTGGTGGCGGCGGCGTATCGCGGCCGTCTTTCGATTTCCTGGAGCATGACGCATGGCGACGCTTGCACTTGCAGCCGTTGGCGCAGCCGCCGGCAGCGCATTGCTGCCCGCGGGCATCGGAATTCTCGGCACGACGCTGTCGGGGGCCGCGATCGGCAGCCAGATTGGTGCGCTCGCGGGTTCGTTTGTCGATAACGCGCTGTTTGGCAGTTCGGGCGCAAGCCGCGCGGTCGAAGGGCCGCGGCTCAGCAACCTGCAGGTCACGGCATCGACCGAGGGCGCGAACATTCCGCGCCTGTATGGCCGCGCCCGGCTTGGCGCTCAGGTGATATGGGCGCAGGACTTCGAGGAAGAGATCGTCACGAGTTCGCAATCCGCCGGCGGCGCCAAGGGGCTTGGCGGCGCGAGCGGCGGCGCGCAAGTCACCGAGTATCGCTACTACGCAAGCTTCGCGCTAGCGCTGTGCGAGGGGCCGATCACGCGCATTGGCCGCGTCTGGGCGGACGGCGCCGAGATCGATCTGTCTGACATCACATGGCGCCTTTACACGGGGACGGAGGCCCAACAGCCCGATAGCTTGATCGCGGCAGACCTGGGTGCGCAATATGCGCCGGCGTTTCGTGGCGTTGCCTACATCGTGTTTCAGCGCCTGGCCCTTGCCAATTTCGGCAATCGCGTGCCGCAGTTCTCCTTTGAAGTGTATCGTGCGGTCGCCGCCGGCGAAGAGGATATCCGCGGCGTCGTCATCATTCCCGGATCGGGCGAGTTCGTGTACGCCACCGAGCCAGTGCGCAAGACCGTGCGCGAAGGCGTCTTTGAAGCCGTCAACGTGCACACGCGCCAGGCGCGCACCGACTGGGAAGCCGGGATCGATCAGCTGCAGGCGACATTGCCCAATGCGCGTGCGGCATCCCTCGTGGTGAGCTGGTTCGGAACCGATTTGCGTGCGGGATCCTGTCAGATCGTGCCGGGCATCGAGGGCGCAGCGACAAAGACCGAGCCGCTGCAATGGTCGGTGGCCGGACGTACACGCGCCAATGCTTATCAGATCAGTCTCAAGGACGGGCGCCCCGCGTACGGCGGCACGCCCTCCGACCAGACCGTCATCGCTGCAATTCGAGATCTCGTCGCGCGCGGGTTTGCAGTCACGCTGACGCCGTTCATACTGATGGATGTGCCGCCTGGCAACGGATTGCCCGATCCCTACGGCGGGCCGGAGCAGGCGGCCTATCCCTGGCGGGGGCGGGTGACGTGCCACCCGGCGGCGGGCGTGACCGGCTCGCCCGACAAGACGGCAGCGGCAGGATCCCAGGTTGCGGCCTTTGTGGGCACTGCGGCGCCGGCGCACTTTGCGCTTTCCGGCGACAGCGTCGTCTACTCGGGGCCCGACGAATGGTCTTACCGGCGCATGGTGTTGCATCAGGCGTATCTGGCGAAAGCCGCTGGCGGCGTCAGCGCGTTCCTGATCGGCACAGAGCTGCGCGGCCTCACGTGGATACGTTCTGCCGCCGGAGTGTACCCGTTCGTCGATGCACTCGTCAGCCTTGCGCAGGATGTAAAGTCTGTCCTTGGACCCGGCGTGAAGGTCTCTTATGCGGCGGACTGGTCGGAGTATTTCGGCCACCAGCCGGACGATGGCAGTCACGACGTCTATTTCCATCTCGACCCGTTGTGGGCGTCGTCAGCCATCGATGCGATCGCGCTCGATGTCTATTGGGCGCTCGCCGATTGGCGCGACGGGCGCGACCATGCTGACTATGTGGCGGGTTACCGCTCCATCTACGATCTCGAGTACCTCAAGGCGAACGTGCAGGGCGGCGAGGGGTATGACTGGTATTACGCCTCGCAAGCCGACCGGGATGAACAGCTGCGCTCGCCCATCACGGATGGGGCGGGCAAGCCGTGGGTCTTTCGCTACAAGGACATCAAGTCGTGGTGGCTGAACGCACACTTTGATCGCCCAGGTGGCATCGAGAGCGCGACGCCGACGGTGTGGGCGCCGCAATCCAAGCCCTTCTGGTTCATGGAGGTCGGATGCCCGGCGGTCGATAAGGGCGCCAACCAGCCCAACGTCTTTGTAGACCCCAAGAGCTCGGAGAGCTCTTATCCCCATTATTCCTCTCTCGCGCGCGACGACTTCATGCAGCGCCAGTTCCTGCGGGCCTTCATACGGGCCTTCGATTGGAGCAGCGAGGGCTATATTGCGGGCGCCAATCCCGTCTCGCCGGTGACGGGACAGCGCATGGTCGATGTGGCGCGCACGCACGTCTATTGCTGGGATGCGCGACCCTATCCGGCGTTTCCCCAGCAGTTGGACGTCTGGGGCGATGGCGACAACTGGCAATTCGGGCATTGGCTCAACGGCAGACTTGCCAGCGCGCCGCTTGCGGAACTGGTGGCCCAGATATTGAACGACTACGGATTTAGCGATTTCGACGCCGGCGCACTGCATGGAATCGTGCCGGGCTACGTCGTCGAGCGGATCATGGCCGCGCGCGACGCGCTTCAGCCGCTGGAGCTTGCCTACTTCTTCGATAGCCTGGAGAGCGCCGGACAGATCAAGTTCCGCCACCGCGGAAGCGAGGCGGCGGTTATGACGCTGAGCGAGGACGGGCTTGTCGAAACGCGGCCTGACGGTGCCTTGCTGTCCTTCACGCGCGGCCAGGAGACGGAGCTGCCGGCAAGCGCAAAGCTGCGGTTCTTGTCTGCGGGACACGACTATCAGCAGGCCGTTGCCGAAGCGCGGCGTCTGGCGGGCGCGAGCGGACGAACGGCTCAAGCTGATCTTGCCATCGTGCTCGATGAAGCGCTGGCGGGCCAGATCGCGCAGACGTGGCTGTTCGAAACCTGGGCGGCACGCGAGCGGGCGAATTTCGTCCTGCCGCCGAGTGCGCTTGGCGTGGAACCAGGTGATCTCGTGCGGTTGATGCAGCGGGGGCGCAACAGCCTTGTACGAGTGACGGAGATCATCGAAAGCGGTGTGCGTACGGTGGCAGCCCTTGCTTCGGACCCGGATGTCTACGGCGCCGCCGCTGTTTCCGAACGTCCAGCGCGTGGCGCGCCGCCGGTCCAGATAGGATCGCCAACCCTTGCGTTCCTCGATCTGCCGCTGCTCGATGCGGCGCGGGACGCAGCCGATGGGTATGTGGCGGCCGTACAGGTGCCGTGGCCGGGCGGCGTTGCGGTGTATGCGTCGGCCCAATCGTCGGGCTTCGGGCTGAGGACGGTGCTTGCCGCGCCGGCCACCATGGGGCGGACGCTCAACGCCCTGGCGGGTGGCCCCGAGGGGCGCGTCGATTGGGCAAACCGCATGACCGTGCAACTCTCCCACGGCTCGCTGACTTCGGCAGACCTTGTCAGTGTGCTGGGGGGCGTCAACGCGGCGGCCATCGAGACGTCGGCAGGAATATGGGAGGTGGTTCAATTCCTCGACGCCGAGCTGGTGGGTGCCTCGACCTACGAGTTGCGCGGGCTCCTTCGTGGTCAGGCCGGCACCGATGAAGCGATCGCTTCATCGTTGGAGGCTGGCGCACGCTTCGTTCTGCTCGATGGCGCGCTTCAAAGCGCAGGCATCACGTTCGATCAACTCGGACTGCCTTACAACTGGCGATACGGTCCAGCCAACCGGGGCATCGGCGACGCGTCATATACGACGCAGACCCATGCCTTCAAAGGCGTCGGTCTGCGTCCGTATTCGCCGGTTCATATCAGGGGCGCGCGTGCGGGCAATGGCGATCTCACGCTCACATGGATCCGCCGCACGCGATCGGGCGGCGACAACTGGGACGCGAGCGAGGTGCCGCTCTCTGAAGATGTCGAAGGCTACGAAATCGACATCATGTCAGGCTCGACGGTCATGCGGACCCTCTCGGCATCCTCGCCAAGCGCGCTCTATGCGGCCGTGCAACAGGTCGCTGATTTCGGGGCCGCACAGGCTTCGGTCGACGTCCGCGTGAGCCAGGTGAGCGCGCGTTACGGCCGCGGCAGCGCCGCTGCGGCAATCGTCTGATCCCTTCGACAAACCGGCAACGCGAGGGCGCCATGGAGCAACCAGCATGGATGGCCGCGGCTTGGGCAGAGTTTGGCGTGCGCGAAACGCCCGGCCCCGGCAATAGCCCCAAGGTGCTCGCCTATTACCGTGAGGCGGGGCGCGCGGATATTAACCAGGATGCGGTGGCGTGGTGTGCAGCCTTCATCGGCGCGATGCTGGCGCGTGCGGGTGTGGTGGGCACGGGGTCGCTGCTTGCGCGATCCTACCTCGATTGGGGCATCCCCATCGAGGCAGGGCGGGTGGGCGCAATTGCCGTTCTGAGCCGGGGCAGCGATCCCAACGCGGGCCACGCCGGGTTTCTCGTCGGTCAGAACGAGACGGAGCTGTTTCTGCTGGGCGGCAATCAGGACGACAGCGTGTCCGTGGCGGCGTTCGACACCGGGCGACTGCTCGGATTTCGCTGGCCGAAGGGGGATATGCCTGCCCAGCCCGGCGCCATCAGGCAAGCCGGGATGGCGCATGACACGGACAGCGAAGAGCGCGATGGCGTCTTTGCCGCGTCGTTGGCGCACGTTCTCAACATGGAGGGTGGCTTCTCCAACGATCCTTATGATCCTGGCGGACCGACCAATCGGGGCATCACGCTCGAGGTTTTCGCGCGCCAGCGCGGTGTCACGGTCACGGCCTCATCGCGAGCGCGCCTCATCGAAGAGCTGAAGCAAATTCCCGGCGCGATGGTGCGCGAGATCTATCGCACACGGTATTGGCAACCCGGACATTGCGCCAAGTTGCCGGCGCCTTTGGCGCTTTTTCATTTCGATGCCTGCGTCAACCACGGCGTTGCCGGTGCGGCGAGGTTGCTGCAACGCGCGGCCGGGACCCAGGCCGATGGCGAGATTGGTCCCAACACTTTGGCAGCCATTGGCGCGCGCCCGCCTCTAGAGGTCGTCGCGAGCTACGCCGCGCTGCGCCGACAACGGTATCGCGCGCTGGCGCACTTCTGGCGGTTCGGACGTGGCTGGCTCGCACGGGTCGACGCGGGCGAAGCGCAGGCGGCCCGCCTCGCCGCGTCCCAGCCGGCGCTATCGGTCCAGGCATCGGCAAATGCCCCGGCCACGTCACCTGCGGGATCGCGCGCGGATATCGAACCACCAACGCAAGGAGCTTCACCAATGGATCCGATTACCTACCCCGACGAGATCAAAGAGCCGGCGCAAACCAAATGGTGGGGACACTCCAAGACCATATGGGGCGCTTTGATTACAGCGGCCGCAACGCTCGCACCGGTGCTCGGGACGCTGCTCGGCATCGAACTGTCGGGCGATGTCGTGCGGGAGGTGGGGGAGCAGACCATTGGAGCGATCCAAGCTGTCATGGCGTTGTTCGGAACCCTACTGACGATCTACGGACGGCTGAAGGCCGATGGCCCTGTCGCCCGCAAGAACGTCAATCTGAAGCTGTGA